AATTCTCGACTTGACCGCGCAAAATAATCATTTATGGATCACGTTTGCCGAAGACGGTAAATCAGATCGGCCGTCAAGCGGCATAGCTTTAAAAATTAAAGACTTGGAGCGTTTCGAGGATTATCAAGACGACGTTGAACTGTGGGAGGAGTACGAAAGAGAAATATATGATATCGAGCGCACCATCGCCGGGGTTAATGGCTTACGTTTGCCGGAGGAAATGGGTATTAAGTTTAATGAGCCGGAATATCCAATGAGCGCGCAGGATCAAATCGCGCTTGATACCTTTATGCTCACAAATAACTTGATTACGCAAAAGGATTTGATGTTGAAGTATAATAAACATCTTACTGAACAAGAAGCGGAAAAGTTAGTAACAAATAATAAGGAAACGAATGCCGAAGCAACAGAACCAGAACAAACCGGGGAGCAACGATCGGTTTTTAATCGATTACTTACGCAAACTCCGGCGTCTTAATGAACTCGATGTAGAAGTCCCGCAAGCGGACATAAAAGAAGTCATAAAAGACCCCCGCCAATACGCGCTCGACTTCATCGAGCTTGAATTTGCGAAAACCCTACCTAAATTTATAAAGTCGTATAATAACGGCTTCGCGTTCGGGAAAAAGAACAAATGACCCGTGAGGATTCACTGGCTATGATATGGAGCGCATTATTAATGGCAATAACACTAATGATCTGGATATTATCAGCATGAGTAAAAATGTAGGAATTCAACTTCCGTTTGGCTGGGACATTCTAATCGTCATTATCGGCGCCGCGTCCGGGGCGATATGGTATTATGCGAATTTTGAAAATAAGGTTAATGCTCTTGAGGATAAGATGGAAGAGGCCAGCAATAAGATTGAAGAGCTGGTTGAAAAGCATATAGTAGACGAAGAGCTTAGATATTCTGAAATGGAAGAGCAGATAAAGTGGTATCAGAAAGAATTTAATCTTAATCCACTAAGCTGGAAAAAGAAAAAAGATAAGTGAACAGGGGGGAGATAAGGTTTGGATTGGATGGAAATGTATGCGGAGTACGGCGCCGTTGGCGTTCTTGTCGGCCTCTTTGTATATGGCTATTTTAGGCAAAGCAAGCGCGCAGATGCGAAAGCCGATGCCGACAATAAGCGGGCCGAAGAACAAGCGGCCGCATTAAGCGACATACAGATTGAAAACAAGGGCCAATCTGAAAACATTGAAAATATCGAAAGCATTTTATTAAAATTGCTCGATCGCTGGAACAAAAGCGACGCCGAAGCAGACCGCAGATATGAGAAGACTATTGAAAACGCCGAAAGACGGCAAGAAAAAACAACCTTTGAATTACGGACGCATAGCGAAGCACTTAATTATTTAAAGGGAAAATTAGACCAAAAATGAGGTTATAATGTACGAATACAAGGCACGTTTATTACGAGTAGTCGATGGCGACACAGTTGACGCAATGGTTGATTTAGGCTTTAATGTCTGGATTAAACAGCGCATAAGGCTTTACGGAGTCGATACTTGGGAATGCCGCACCCGCGACAAGGCCGAAAAAAAGAAGGGCTTGGCCGCTAAAGAGTTTACGAAAAAGATGTTAGGTGAACCGAAATTAGGGCGTTTTAAGATCGTTTCTCATGGAGTTGGTAAATATGGCCGGGTTTTGGGAGAACTCTATGTAGAAGGGCAATTAAACAGCTTAAACGACCTTTTAAAGGTTAATGGTCACGCCTATTCCTATTATGGGGGCAAAAAACGGGTTTTTAAGGATAAAAAATGAAGACCAAGCGTAATTATTCGTTTGAAAAAGCCGCGGCGCGTTTAAGCGGTATTATTGCAGAAAGCTTAACAACGATAGCCCGATTTCAAAATGAATCCATACAGCGGGGTATTAATACGAAAACGGATATAAATGATGAACCGTTTGAAAAATTAAGCGATGAAAGCACTTTGCCTATCCGCAATCGCCGCGGACACGGATTCACTCCGCTTGATACAATGAAAAAAACTACTGGTAAATCGTTGCGGGCCACAAGAGTATTTCCAGCAAAGCCATCAAACTTAGTTTCTAAAATAAAAATGCTTAATAAGCATGGCGTTTATCACAATCAAAAGGGCGGATTTACAAGCAGGGGCATGATAGAGGGAAAGCCAGTACCGCAACGTAACTGGTTTGGGATATCAAAAGAATTAAGGCCCGGGGGATCAAAATATAAGAATTACGTCAAGATTGCATTACGCGAAGTCGTAAAATCTCTTAAAAAATAATGCCAACAGAACAAGAATTAATCGCATTATTCGGGGACGATTTTAATGAAATCCTAATGGGGCTTGAGCAATTACCGCTGGAAGTCCGCGAATTGCTTGATAATACAATGGATAAAATGGTTTATGATGCGGATGTTTTTGCCAATCGCATTAATAAAACGTCACGAACACAAGCGTCTGCCGGGATAGCAAGCACAGCTACCCGCGGAACATTGGCCGCCGACATGGCGGTTGGTGGCGCGATATTCGGAGAGCTTCGCAATTCAATAAAAGAATCATTAGTCGAAGGAATAAACCAAAGCGGAACGGCAGGATCATTTCAAGCCTATGACCCGGAGGAGGAAACGCTTTTTACTTGGGTTTGTGTATCCGGCCATAAGATATGTCAAGATTGCGCTCCCCGGGCGGGCTTACAAGCGAAATTAAAAGATTGGGAAAGCCAAGGCGTCCCCGGGTCTGGATGGTCGGTATGCGGCGGACATTGTTATTGCATACTCGATCCCAGCGGTAAAATATCGCCGCGTATACAATATGAGCGCGATATTGAACGTAAAAGACTCGATTTAAAAGGCAAATTTTTACCTATGAATGGAGTTGAGGCGCGGATTGTAGCCCGTAAAGCATTAAGAAAAGCCGAATTGTATGTGAAAGAAACAGACGCATTATTTAAGGGTCTTGCCGAAAAACACGGAGCAAAAATGACCGGGCTTGAGTTTCATTTAAAAACTGAAGTATCTTTAACGCGAAAAATTGTTACGGAAAGCGTTTCCCATTCATGGGGGCCGAATACAGTAATGTTAAAAAATATTAGGGACGCATTGCGATATACGATGATTGTTGGTGATGCAAAATATACAAAAGCCGCGTTAGCGGTTTTGGACGATCTGCAAGGTCAGGGCTGGGGGTTAATGCGAGTTAAAAATACATGGCATAGAGCATCATCATATAAGGGGGTTAATTGTGCGCTTAAAAACCCTAATGGTCAATATATAGAATTACAATTTCATACCCGCGAATCTTTCCGGGTTAAGATGGACATATCGCATCCCATTTATGAGCAAATGCGGGCCATATCAATAACAGAAGTGGAACGACACAGGCTTATGGAGTTAGTAATGGGCGCTTATGATGACGTAATACCGCCGAGCGGTTGGGCAGAAATATTACAGATCGATAATCTGATTAACGCTTTTCCCGGCTGGAACAATGCTTTATAAATCTTCGCCGCGTATTTGGTCTTTATTGTCGGGCCAATTTGGGCGCCATTGCTTAATGTATTCCTCGGCGCGTTCTGGGGTTATAGTATAACCGCTTGGGTCAAGGCCCATAAAATAACGGATTAATCCATTATCTTCACGCCATCCGGCCCGCGTATTGCATATCTCGGTGCGATATATCATCGGGTCTTTACATCTTATGCGCCGTACAACCGATGAAGGGTTTTCCGGCGTATCTGTTAGCCCTAAGATGGCAAGATATTCTACAATAGGTTTTGCCATAATAGAATTTACCCCTTTTTATTTATTAATTCATATTTTACCTTGGTGGTTTATAATCCCACGGCCCCCAATGGCCGTACTCTAAAATCTTTTCAACAACCTCTTTACTTGTATATTTATAAATTTTATATCCATCAGCGGGAATATTGCCCAAGGCATAATAAAGATCAAGTGGCAACTCAGCATCTGCGCCGTTACTTATATCAATAGCCATGTCACCTTTTTCAACCCAGCAATGGCCGTATGGCAAACCATCTGTTCTTAAAATGGCAACGCCGTGGCAAAGGATAACGTCCTCGAGTCCAAGGTGCCCCCTGTCAACAACTAAGCCACCATTGGAACTGTAACAATCACCCTCCATCGGAAAGAAGGAATCAATGTTTATTTTCTCTAACTCAGTAATCACGAAAGACATTACATAACAAATATAACAAATACAAGAACTAATGTATAAAATATGTCTTACCTTAAAAATAATTTTAAGGGTATATTCATAATATGAAAAAACGAGGGAGATTGCCAGATGGCCGAAGATAACACTTTAAATGTCGAAGTTGGACAGGATGTTCAAGCTACTGAACCAGAGGGTGATGTAGATTACAAGGCACTCTATTACGAGGAAATTCAAGGGCGTAAAAAAGAACGCGGAAAGCGTCAGGGGCTTGAAACGGAACTCGACAAAATAAAGTCGAAGGCCGAGGAAGAGCGCCAATTAAAGATGATCGCGGAAGGTAAAAAAGATGACGTCATTTCAGAGCAGGCCGAGAAATTGAAGAAATACGAAGCTCGTCTTTCTGAATATGATAAACAGGAATCCGCACAGCGTGAAGTCTTGCTTGAGAATATCCCCGAAGATGAAAGAGTGCATTATGATAAAATGGATTTAATTCAACTCCAGCATTTTGTTGGCAAAGATCAATCTGCCTCTACCTCTAATCCGCCGCAGGCGGTTCAAGGGCGAAGTAATGTTAGTTTAGACCTCGACAGTTTTATGGATCAACCTGTAGGCAAGCAGAGGAGTAATTACAAGGATTTGGTTAAACAGTACGCCGCAAAAAGCCGGAACAAAGCATAAGGAATAGATTATGGCAACACCATCTGGTACTATTTTTGATACTGGTGTAACCCAATATTTTATCCCTGAACTTTGGGGCGATGTTATATATAAATACTTCGAGGAAAGACTTGTTTTCAAGAATCTAATCGAAGATTATTCATCCCTCGTACAAGGTAAGGGTAAGATTATTCACATACCTGAAATTGCAAAGATGACAGCCTCCAGTTTAACGGACGGCGCGGCAGTTTCGTATGTGGCACCAGCCGAAACTGAAACACAATTAACCGTGGATCAGCATTATTATTCAGCCAAAATGTTCACTGACGTCTTACAGGTACAGTCAAATTACGATTTACTGTCACAGTATGCGAAGGCGATGGGATATAGTTTGGCGAAACAGGTTGACTCATCGATTGCGGCGAAGTTAATAACCGTTAATCAAGGTGCAACCTTAACCACAGACGACCAAATGACGGCCGCAGAATTTGAAGCGGCTTTGGCAAACCTTGGCGAAAACGACATTGATTATACATCTGGTGATGTATACTTTGTTGTGAATCCAACGCTATATGCCGACATGATAAACCCGGCAGGAACATTCGGAGCCAATTTTATGCGCTCTGATATTGCTGGTTTTAATGCCGACAATAGCCCGTTGCATTCTGGACAGGTTGGGCAATTAATGGGAATGCCCGTTTTCATGTCCAATAGTTTGTCGACAGGCGGCACAAACGTGAGCGCTGTGATTTTTCACCGCTCGGCTTGCGCTATTGCAGTACAGCAGGCTGTGGATGTGGTCGAACAGTATGACGTCGATTATCTGGGAACAAAGGTCGTAGCTCATACGCTTTGGGGCGTTCAAATATTAGATGATTCCGATAACAAACGGGGTTATAAATTCACTAACGCAAGTTAATAGATAATTAACTGAAAGATCGGGGTCGGTCTATCCGGCCCCGATATGATAATATGAGAAAATTTAAATGGCCCAATGAAGACGAAGAGTTTGAAGTTGATGATTCAACGGATGGCGGCAAGGACACTTGCGCGGATTTAATAACAAACGGCGCCGTAGAAATCAAATCGAAAAAAGTTAAAAAGCCCGATATGTCATGGAAAATAAATGATATTCGTGAGCATTTATCTGACAACGATGTTGATTACAAGCGGGGAGACAGCAAAGCAGAATTGTTAGCGCGTCTATAAGCGGTTAATTCAGCCTGTTCATGGACACGTCAAGTCCTTCACTGGCGCCCTACTAAACTATAGGGGATAAAATGGCAAATATACATAAATTTAGCACAGCAGAGGCGCTAAATATAGTCGCACAAAGGGCGGCAATTAGGGTAACCCCTACAATCACTGGCGTCCAATATTCAAATAATGACATATTATTTGATACAACAGAAATACCAGACGCTGTAGCTTACCCGGGTGGCGCTTCAAAACTAATCAACATAACGATAAACTCAAAATCAGCGAGTTTATTTGACCTTCAGTTATGG